GCCAGTGTTGGTTGCCGCTGACCGGTCGCCATTCATTATCTGCTGTTCAAGCGACTTATCAACTTTGCTCCAGATCCAATCAATCCCGCGCTGAATAAACTGAGTGAGGGTTAGTTCTGCTGTGATGGTTATGCTGGCGCTTGCGATTTTTGTATCGCCATCCTCTTCACGGTCAATAGTGCCAAACGACTCGGTGACCGCGTACCGACTATTGGCCGGCGAGTAATATCCGAAAACATCAAATGGTGCTTCACAAGCGTGGAAGCCAGAACCACATGCTTCAACTTTCCCCTCATGCGTGAACGTTTTCCCTATTTCGAACTGGTAGCCACGACACTGAAGCTTCTGGTCAAAGCCTTTAAAGGTAATCACTGTTTCTTTGCTCATGCGGTCATCCTCAATTTTTAAGCATTAAAAAAGCCGCATTAAGCAGCTCGTTGTTTGTTTCAGTGGTCTTATTGCTGCCACCGGTTAAGTGGCAGGGGTAAGACTACTTCTTGGCGTAAGCGATGGCTTCACTCATTGTTTTGAAATCTTTCGTATAGCCAAACCGGTTAATACCCTGCCATGGCAACTCAAGCTTTGCTGAATGATTAGTTCTGTCTATCACCTCACCAGAAATTACCGCGTAAGTGTTTGCTGATGTTTTTATCGTGTCTGCCATCATTCATTCCTCATTTACCCGCCAATAAAAAAGGCCACCTAAGTGACCCAACTGCTACTCTGCTAATAATCCCGCTACAACTTTTTGCGCAACCTCAACTGCTTCGCTTAGTTTTTCCTTTCTTTCGGTTAGAACTTCACGCTGAGTTAGCAATGCTTCATAAAGAAAGTCGATGTCTGCCGTGGCATTAATTGAAATGTTGCTTCCTATGGCTATAACTAATTCAAGTCCGTACTTTTCTCGCTGGCTAATGACATGATTAACTCGGTCTAGTCGGTGATCTATGGACTGAACTTCTTTAAGTAATTTATTAAGTTCCATTCTCTTACCCCTTAACTATGTGGTGGGCTTCTAAATAAGCGGTATGCTTTTACCGCGCATCTTCTGACGAGCGTTGACTTGCTGGTCGTAGTTGCCGCGAACTTTCAGATTGTCGCGTTGGCGTTTCTCTGATTCTTTCTCTGCCAGTGCCACGTAAAACTCAGCAGCTTTCTCTATCTGTGCTCTGTATTCGAAGCTGATAGGCTTGATAGCGCTTTCTATGCGACTGGCTGGCTTACGGTTCAATCGCAGAGTAGGGCGCTTAACTTCGCGTGACTCTGGTTCTACGATGCCGTGTTGTGCGTTGTATGCTGCTGTGAGAGCCAAGCGCTTATCGTTACGGCGCTGTCTGGCGTTGTCATAACCTTGATGAGCCATGGTGTTACCTCCAGTTAATGAGCTTTGGTGATGTGGTGTGCGCATTCCTACGGCTACACGAATCGAACGTGTCATACAGTCAGCCTTTCGAGCCCGCTGTTACCCATATGCCGTAGTAGTCATTCCTGACTCACCACATCCCAAAACTCATTCGCTTTGGTTGTTTTGCACTTTTCAGCGCTGTTATCTTAAAGAACACTTCCTGTCGTACTTTTGGCGTCCTGCCGTGTTGATGGATTCATAATAGTGCTACTAATTATTAAGGTCAATAGTGCTTCTAATAATTATTTATAGTAGTGCTACTTATTATTGATTTCTATATGTATTTATTTTTTCAATGTAGTGGTTACCCTCAAATATCCAGCCGAAAAAACGTCGTCAAGTGTGCTAAATTGGGTGAAATTTATTCTTTGAAGGGTGAGATATGGATAGCGAACAAGAGTTTTTCGAGCAGCAGCGGCCGGAAGTGGCGCAGGTTATCGGTACTGCGGTGATGCAGCTACTAATAGAGAGTGAGGAAGTGTCGAAGGATTCGATAGCAGAGATGATAGAGGTGTTGTATCAGGAGGAGCAGGTAACTTTAGCCGTCGAGCTAGCTATTGATATTCTGCGATTGCCGCCAGAAGGCTGATTACAGGCACAAAAAACCCGGCAGCGGGGCCGGGTATAGCGATTATTCAAAAGGGAATTCAATCTGGCGTTGTGGGTTAATCTGCTTTTTAACTTTAGTCACTTCATATGATGTCTTGATGGCATCGCCTGACATGTATTGCGTAACCTTCAAATCAGCTAGAAGCATATCCCCCTTCGAGAAGTTAAGTTTCATAGAGTTGACGTCTTGAAGAAAATGTTCGTCAGTTATCTCAGCAAGAAAGGACGCTGATCCATCAGAAAAACGCCACTTATTTCCTTCACTAAAGGATACGTTGATAACTTGCAGTGCCTTTTCGGTGGTATTTTCTGAAAGAATTGAATCAACAGGTCTTTCTATGTAGAAAAATTCTGCTTCGCGTTTAGACACAGTAACGAATGTTTTCCCTTCATCCAAAGTAGCTGCAAAGCTATCAATCCCTTCTTTTTCAAGAGGTCTAGCAATTACTTCTTGAAGCGATTCTCTGAGTTTATAATTCTTGTATAACTCAACTACATCCTCTTCAAATACTTCCTCCTCATCATCTATGAAAATCTTCACATTACGATTTGGAAGTTTATGAATAGACTTTACTTTTCTTGGCCCAATCCATTTAATTAAATCTAGTAAACCTCTGGTTGTTTGAGTGCCAGCAACTTTAGATAAGCCCAATAAGGTGATGAGATTAAGAGTCGCAGACACCGGATCACCAGAAAGAAATTCTATCGCTTGTTTTATCCACGATGGAGAGCTAGCGAGCAAGTCAATGCCAAAAGAACCAGCTTTAAAAGAAGCATTTACCTTTACGGTTACGGTGGCTTTTTTTCCGTAGATAGTCTTGGCCGCTTCTTCAAATACGTCTGATAAGGCAATAAGCGCAGGAGCTAGATCGCGAATATCCATCTCGTGATTTTCTAACGCTGGGCCGTCATAGACTATTCTGAACTTCATATCATCACTATCCATCAATGCCTATCCTGTGCATCATAATAAACCTGATCGCATATACAGTAAAATGCGGATTGTATTATCACTAGAATAAAACTAAATGCTCTTTGACCTTATGCAATTGGAATTTACCACCCACCCCTCTATGGGCTAGCAGTGGGTTAGCTATCCAAATCTTCCCACGTAGCATCGATTACCTTCCCAATGATGCGGCAGTCTTCATTGATTTCAGTCAAAGGCCACGCTGGATTTAGCGGTTTAAGGAAGTGATCACCAGCGTCCTCAACGTATTTCTTGAAGGTGGCTGCTTTTTTGTTCGTCAAATATGCAACACACAGGTCACCATCGTGAACTGCCCTATCAGGATCAACAAGAATGAGCATGCCTTCTGGGAAACTAACCCCTACAGGAGCCGTCATTGAGTCGCCTTTAACTTCCAGCCAAAATGCGTTATTCCCGGCTCTTTTAGTGGAGTCCACTAACCTGATGGCATCTCTTTCAGTGAATGACCCATCAATCTCGCTAAATGCTCCAGCCTGAACCCAACTAATCAATGGGTAACCATAAGCTGGAGTCGGATCCTTATAATTAGTTGTCTGTGCCGTTGCCCTTACATGTGCAAGCAATGGCCCGATAGATGGATTAATTTCCTCCGGTGCTACATCAAGCAGCGCAGAGAATTTGAGGATATTTTCTGTGTTAAGAGAAGTCTTGCCATTAAGGAATTGGCTTATAGCTGCTTGAGTGCTAAAACCAAGTATTCCCGCCGCCTTTTCCTGGCTAAGTCCTAACTGGTCTTTTTTTCTATCCCAAATTTGCTTTAAGCGATCCGCAATTTTCAAGTCTTCTTCAGTAATTACATTTTTCTTTGCCATGCTCGCGACTTTATTCGTATTGCTAATAATTAACAAATAGTGCAGCTATTGCTTTTCTTAATCAGTAGCACTAATATTGTCGTATCTAGCAAATGGAGATAGATATGAATCTGAATGATTACCTAAAACAGAACGGCATTAGCCAAGCTGACTATGCGGTTGCTGCCGGTGTTACTCAGGGTTTTGTTAGTCAAGTTATTGCTGGTCGTTACAAACCAAAGGGACGCAAGGCCATTCAATGGTCAGAGGCAACCAATTGGGCGGTAACACCTCATGAATTAAACAGTGATGACTACCCGAACAAAACTGACGGGTTACCTACAAATCAACTTAACGCCGCTTAATCACCACTCGCTCATTAAATCCTCTGCGCTGAAAAGCGCCCATCAAAACTAAATCCCCAGATCATCGGGGAGGAACAACAACATTCAAATCACAAGGGAAGAGTACGCAATGGAACGTGCAACCACACGCAACAAGGCTCGAATCATTGAGGGCCAGCTACTGAACAAGATTGCATTACGAGGCGTCACTGACATTGCTGACGCTGTAGGCGTGGATAAGTCACAGATATCACGCTGGAAAGAAAGCTTCATTCCGAAGATATCAATGCTTCTGGCTGTATTGGAATGGGGGGTAGTCGATGACGAGATGGCAAGGCTGGCTAAGTCAGTAGCGTTGTTGCTCGCAAAACAAAAATCCCCACGGCTAGGTGGGGACTCTGAACAACAAATAGCAATGCATTTCTAGAGGTAAGAATAATGCTTAAACCACTTAAATTCAATGACGAGATGTTAAAAGCGGTTCTCGATGGTCGCAAGACACAAACCCGCAGACCAGTGGAAGGATTTTCAGTTTTTGAATTAGTGGAACCGGGGTTCTGGCGCATTCACGGCCCAAATCCTCGATCCATTGACGGACTTGATGATGATGATCAAGTAATCGGAACGACCCATGAAGGCGCGGAAATAAAAGTCATCGTTAAAGAGAAATACTTAGACCTGCACTGCCCTTACACGAAAGGCGATCATTCAATAAATGCCAGAGATAAAAACGGCGTGCCAATTGTTGGATTGTTTGTCCGAGTTCGAGTGGAGCGTTTGCATTCCATTACCTTAGGGGATATCTGCAAAGAAATTGGTTGCGGCTTGTATGACTTCCGCCCTGCAACTTATGGCTTTCAGGTGTGGGAAGAATTGTGGAAATTCATCTACGGCGAAGAAAGCTGGCAGGCTAACCCATGGGTATGGGTAATTAATTTTGAGCGCATGGAGGCCAAATGAATAACTTAGAAAAATGGATGAATGAACCACCAACAGAAAAATTAATGGAATTTCCCGAAACATTCAAAGCAAATGGTTGGGTGTATATCCTCCAGAATGACTCCATGCCGGGAATATTTAAAGTTGGAATGACGACAACTCACCCGACCCAAAGAGCTAATGAATTATCACGAACAACAGGTGTGCCAACAAAATTTTCAGTTGTTGAGAGTTTTATATCTGTTTCACCTGAAAAGCACGAAAAAGAAATTCACAAAATTCTAGCTCGTCACAGAGTCAATGAAGACCGAGAGTTTTTTAAGTGTCCGATTGAAAAAATCATATCCGCTTGTCACTTAGTTATCCCTGACGGGTCAGCTAAAACAGTTAATGATTTAATAGAAAAATACAACCTGATTAGTTTTGAATCGCTAGGAAGAGTTGATGTTGCAGATCATTTTAGTGATTTTGGAATTAACGCATATGGCGGTAGAAATGAGATTGTAATTCGCTTGGCAATGTTTGGCGCAGAACTTGTAAGGTACTTAACCGAGGATGGTGGCGCTGTAGTTTTCTTTGATAATCAATTTACCCTGCTTAAGCCGGAGGAAGACCATGAACTCTAATCTTCGGCGAGTGGACTTCATTAACAAGAAAGTAATTAGAGATGATTCAGGAGGTCATGTGGCCACCTTGGATGAAGGCTATTTTAGAGTTGCTTCAAGCATAGGAAAGCTTAAGCCAAAACTTAAACTTGCAGGGAGAGAGCATCAGGTATTCGACGCTGTTATTTATTGCACGTTCGGATGGAATAAGTCTGAGGATAAGGTCACCAATACATACATCGCCGACATGACCGAGTTGGACGATTCAGATGTAGCGGATGCACTTAAGGTTTTAGCAGAAAGAAGAATCATCAACCTCAGGAAAGTTGGTGGCTTCAAGATTGTTAGCGTCAACGTCAATTTGGAACAATGGGCGCTCAATAAACAACCAAAAAACACCACAAAAGTACCGCCCGAAAAGTTGGGCGAAACCACCCATAATAATGGGCAAAAAAAGGTTTCAAATTGGGCGAAACCACCCGACACCCTAAACAGTCTTACCAAAGACAATATAAATACTAAAACCCCCTTAATCCCCCAAGGGGGAAAAGTTAAAGGGTTCGATCCTCTCTCTGTAGAAATTCCTGAATGGCTTAGCAAGCAATCTTGGATTGAGTGGGTTAGCTACCGGTCACAATCGAAGAAACCAATCAAGTCGATGCTCACCGTTACCAAAGCGTTCAACCTCCTGAAAGAATGTTTTGACGAAGGGCACGACCCATCAGCCGTAATCGACGCCAGCATAGCCAACAGCTACCAAGGCCTGTTCAAACCGAAGTATCCAATCATCCAGCAGACTCAAGTCGTAAATAATCAGGCTCACTGGAACGACAAAGAGGCATGGGAGAATGAGTTCATATGAGCAACTTAACTCGCATTATCGATAGTCGAGACGGTTCTGCGCTGGCCCGTATGGTTGGATCTGCGCCAGAAGCCGTGAAGATGGTGAATCCCGAAGCTGAAAAAATGGTGGATGCACTATTCAAAAATTTGAAGCAGGTATTCCCTGCCGCCGTATCAACCACGTTTCGCAACCCCGCTGATGAAGTGGCTGCCAAGCGTCAGTGGATCGCCGCCTTTGCTGAAAACGGTATTCGCAGTCGTGAGCAGTTATCCGCTGGTATGCAACATGCCCGAGCCAGTGAATCCCCGTTCCTCCCGTCACCCGGTCAATTCATTGCATGGTGTAAGCAGGGTGCCACCCGCGCCGCTGGACTGCCCGATGCGGATGAGCTTTATGACATGGTGATGGACTATGCCAAGCGGCGGGATATGTTCAGCAGCGCCGAAGCATTCCCCTGGCCCAGCAACCCAGCTTACTGGATGGTCACTAAACTCTACTCACAGCAGCGAGTGCAGGGGTTATCTGAGCAGGACTTACGGAAACGTTGCGGCAAAGAGCTGGCTGACATGTCGAAGCGCATTGAATCTAGTGATCCCATCCCCGCGCCGGTAGTGCAAATCCCCAAACTTCACATACCGGTTAGTAACGAGAAGGCACTGGATCACATTGCTGAACTGCGCGCCAAGCTGAACATGACGAGGAAATCATGATGGAAAAGACAATAAA